CCGAGGGTGATCAGATCAAGCTGGGCATCAGGCGGACTGAGTATTACTGGAACCGGAAGATCGTGTCGGGCTCCACGCCCACGGTGAAGGATTTCAGCCGGGTGGAGCGCATGTTCCTGCAGGGCGATCAGCGCCGGTATTTCGTGCCGTGCCCGGATTGTGGGCACATGCAGTACCTGAAGTGGGGGAACATCAAGTGGCGTGATGATGATCCCGATACCGCGAGCTATGCGTGCGAGGGGTGCGGGGTGTGGATCCCTGCATCGAAGAAGCGGTGGATGGTTGAGCGCGGCGAGTGGCGACCCACAGCGCCTGGGAACGGGAAGCATGTGTCGTTCCACATCTGGGCGGCGTACAGCTACAGCCCGAATGCGACGTGGCAGAACTTGGTCGAGGAATTTCTGGATGCAAAGAACGACGCAGAGCAATTGAAGACGTTCGTGAACACGGTGCTGGGCGAGACGTGGGAGGACGAGTATGCGTCGAAGGTGGGCGCCGATGCGTTGAGCCAGCGTGCGTCGGTCGAGGAGTATCAGCAGGGCAATGTGCCGAGCGATGCGTTGCTGCTGACGATCGGGTGTGACGTGCAGGACGACCGGTTGTCGCTGAGTGTCTGGGGCTGGGGCCGCGAGGAGCAGGGGTGGCTTGTGGATCGGGTGAAGATCTATGGGGATCCGTCGAGGGGAGAGGTGTGGAAGCAGCTCGACGAGATCTTGCAGGCTCCGTATCCGGGTGATGGCGACAGGAAGTTGAAGCCGTTGGTGGTTGCGATTGACAGTGGTGGTCACCACACGGCGGAGGTGTACCAGTACGCGAGGGAGCGCCAGAGTTTGGGTGTGGTAGCGATCAAGGGCATGTCAACGAAGAACAAGCCACCGATCGGCAAGGCGAGCAAGGTAGATCTGAATGCGAACGGGAAGACGCTGAAGAAGGGTGCGCAGGTGTTTCCGGTCGGTTCGGACACGATCAAGTCGCTGCTGTTCGGCAGGCTGAAGCACAACGACCCAGGGCCTGGGTATCTGCATTTTTATCCAACAGTCGAGAAGGATTATTTCGAGGAATTGACAGCAGAGAAGCAGATCATGCGTTTCAGGAATGGTTTTCCTGAAAGGATCTGGGTGAAAAAGAGCAGCGCAAGGAACGAAGCGCTTGACGAGCTTGTTTATGCCTATGCGGCGCTGAACAGGGTGTATCAGATCAAGGATCGCCGGACATTGTGGGATCAGATGGAGAAGGCGCCGGAGGAGCGCAAGTCAAGACGCAGTGGGCAGACAAGAAAGAGTGGGCGGAGTTTCGTCAATCAGTGGTGAGAGTTAGACTGCTGAATATCAGTCGATAATTCTGTCGATGGCGATCCCACCGTCCATAACAAGTGGCGTGGATGCGGTGTGGACTGATGCCGAGACCGTTGATGTTTTTGGCGACGCAGTAACTAGCACCACTCATACACTTGCGTATTACTTTCGACTGAACACTGCAGGCGAAGGTGTAACAGCAGCAGCAGTTGCGGATAACAGCGGCTGGAAGACGACGTTGTCTGCTGCCGTCACTGGCTCGATGCTGGCGAGTGACAGTTGGTATTTCCAGGCGCTGCTGACGAAGATCAGCGACGGCACGGTTCAGGAGTACAGCCGAGGCCAGATCGAGGTCAAGGCTTCGCTGGCATTTTCCGGCACGCCGGCTGCGTTTGATGGCAGGACTCAAGCTCAACAGGATCTGGAGGCAGTTCAGGCTGCGATCAGGGGGCTGATCAGCGGCGGCGCGGTATCTGAATACAGGATCGGCAATCGGAACCTGAAGCGATATGAGCTTTCTGAGCTGATTGAATTGGAATCGAGGCTAAAGTCAGTTGTGGCCAAGGAAAACAAAGCCAAGTTGATCGCTTCTGGTCTTGGCGATCCACATAATCTTTACGTTCGATTCGATCGAGGCTGATGGGACTTCGTACACGATTTCTTAGAAGGCTCGGTCTGCAGCCAATCCCGCAAAGTCGGCCTCGTCGTCGTCGCAGTTATGCGGGCGCGATTATCTCTCGACTGACGAATGACTGGATGAGCACTCAGTCGAGTGCTGACGCAGAGATTCGACAGAGCCTGCGCAAGTTGCGGGATCGTTCCCGCGAAATGGTGCGGAACAATCCGTATGCAAAGCAGGCGAAACGCACGACGCAGATCAATGTGGTCGGCAGCGGGATCAAGCTGCAGTCACAGGTGCAGCAGGTTCGTAGCCGAAAGCCGAGTGAGGCGATCAACAGGCTGATTGAGGAGAAGTGGAGTCTGTGGACTCGAGCGCAGCATTGTGATGTTGCTGGTCGGCACAGCTTCCACATGATGGAGTGGCTGGCGACGGGTGCGCTGCCTGAGTCCGGTGAGGCGTTGTTCCGCATCATTCGGCGGCCGTTTGGGGGCAGCCGGGTGCCATTGGCGCTGGAAATGCTCGAGTCGGATGTGCTCGACGAGGAGTACCAGGGTCCGACGCTTGAGAAGAAGAACCAGTGGCGGATGGGTGTCGAGGTGAATGAGTGGGGCCGCCCCGTGCGGTACGCATTTCTGACGCGGCACCCTGGTGACTACTGGTTCCAGAACGCGCCGGAGACTGCTGGCAAGCATGTGTTTTTGCCCGCCGAGGACGTGATCCATCTGTTTCTGCCGGAGCGTCCGCAGCAGAACCGTGGGGTGCCTTGGTTCCACCCAGTGATGGCAGATGCGCATCAGCTCCAGGGGTATGAGGAGGCTGCAGTGATTCGAGCGCGTGCGGGCGCATCGATCATGGGTTTCGTCACCAGCCCGGAGGGTGAGCTTGATGCCGACGATGTCGAGGACGGTCGCCGGATTTCAGAGTTCGAGCCTGGGATGTTCAAGTATCTGGAGCCGGGCCAAAACGTGTCTGTGCCGAACATCGACTCACCTGATCAGCAGTTTGAGATGTTTGTGCGCAATAAGGTGCGCAGGTTTGCAAGCGGCTTTGGATGCAGCTACGAGACACTGAGTCGTGATTTTTCGGAGACGAATTACAGCAGCTCGAGGTTGAGCTTGCTCGAGGATCGTGAGCACTGGAAGGTGGTGCAGTCATACCTGATCGAGCATTTTCACAATCGGGTGTTTCGTGAGTGGCTGAACCTGGCGGTGTTGTCAGGGGAGCTTCCGTTTGATGATTACGACACTCGGCCTGAGCGGTACGACTCTCCGCGCTGGATGGCTCGCGGATGGGACTGGGTCGATCCGTTGAAGGAAGCGAAGGCTTACCGCGAGATGGAGCAGGCGGGTTACATGACGAAGGCGCAGATTGTCGCGAAGCTTGGCGGCGACTTCTATGACAACCTCACCGAGATCGCTCGAGAGCAACAAACAGCCGCTGATCTTAGTGTTGAGCTTGACAAGGACATTTTTGAGCAGCCCCCGGAGGTAATTGAGTAATGCCTGCAATGCCAACTGAAGGCATGCGCGAAGAAGCGCAGCGCTACAGAGACTGGAAGGATGAAGGCCGCGATGGTGGCACTGAGGTTGCTGCTCGTCGTGCGTCTCAGATTTTGAGTGGTGATGAGTTGAGTGATGAGACCATCGTTGCGATGAGCGCATGGTTCGCTCGGCATGAAGTGGACAAACAGGCCGAGGGATTCAGCCCAGGGGAAGATGGCTATCCATCGCCTGGGCGTGTGGCGTGGGCTGCTTGGGGTGGTGATTCAGGTAAGACTTGGTCCGATCGACTTGTTGAAGCCATGGATCGCGCAATTGAAACCGAAGAAAGAGCTGAGCCTGACGGGCTCAAAGTTGGTGATTTCGTTCGCTGGAACACTCCCGGCGGCAAGGCGCAGGGCAAGATCACGAAGGTGATTCGTGACGGACAGCTTGATGTTCCTGGTTCCGAGATTGTGATCAACGGCGAGGAGAGCAATCCTGCAGCGTTGATTCAGATCTACCGCAAGAAAGACGGTGGATGGAAAGACACTGATGTTTATGCCGGGCATCGCTTCAGTACACTGACAAAGATCGCAGCATTACGCGCAATGGAGTCCGAGTCTGAAGCGCCAGAAGTTGTAGCAGAAGAAGATTCAAAAAAGGATCTAACTCGCGACATTGAAGGCGAAAAGTTTCAGCGTGTTGAATCCACAAGTTTCAACGTGCTTGACGATCGGAGCATCGATTTTCCATTCAGCTCCGAGTATCCCGTGGCTCGCTACTTCGGAAACGAAGTCTTGAGTCATGGGATGGAGTCCGCGAATCTTTCGCGGCTCAACGATGGCGCACCGCTTTTGTTCAACCATGATCCTGATCGCGTTCTCGGCGTTGTCGAGCGTGCATGGATCGATGGAGAAAAGAAGCGTGGCTATGCCAAAGTTCGCTTCTCGCGCAATAAATTTGCGCAGGAAGTGCTTGATGACGTTCGCGATGGAATCCTTCGCGGCGTTTCTTTCGGTTACTCCATCGATAAGATGGAGGAGCGCGAAAATGACTTTGTAGCGACTCAATGGTCGCCTTACGAAGTCAGTGTGGTCAGCATTCCTGCTGATCCAACCGTTGGGGTTGGTCGCTCTCTCGAGGACACCAATTCTGAACCTGCGGCTTCAACCGCATCTCCTGCAAACACTGTGACTGAATCTGTCATGGACAACACTCCTGACCTGGAGGTGATCCGGTCCGAGGCCGTAGAGGCCGAGCGTACCCGGACTGCTTCCATCTCCAAGCTGGGCGAGCGTCATGCTCTGCCTGAGCTGGCACGCGAGCTGATCGACGGCGGCAAGTCTGTCGACGAGGCCCGTGCCGCATTCCTTGAAAAAATCGGTGCGCAACCCGTGGAACACAGCATTACCGCCAATGACCTTGGCTTGACCGAAAAGGAGACCCGCTCCTTCAGCTTCGTGAAAGCTCTGAACTACCTGGCCAACCAGGGTGATGTGCAGGCTCGTCGTGACGCTGCTTTTGAGATCGAGGTTGGTGAAGCTGCTGCCAAGAAGTACGAGCGTGCTTCAAACGGCATCGTGATCCCCAACGAGATCCTCCGTCGTGACCTCGTTGTCGGCACTCCTAGCGCTGGTGGCGATCTGGTTGATGACGTGCTGCTGGCTGGCTCCTTTATCGATCTGCTGCGCAACCGCCTCTCGATCTCCCAGGCTGGCGCCACGATGCTGACCGGGCTGCAGGGCAATGTTTCCATCCCTCGCCAGACTTCAGCTGCGACTGCTTACTGGGTCGGCGAAGGTGGTTCTCCCACCGAGAGCCAGCAGGCAATCGATCAGGTCAACATGAGCCCCAAGACCGTGGGTGCTTACGTCGACTACAGCCGTCGCCTCCTGCTTCAGTCTTCCGTTGATGTGGAAGGCATGATTCGTGGCGACCTGGCTCGCGTGATTGCTCTGGAAATTGACCGCGCTGCCATCTACGGCACCGGCTCTTCCAACCAGCCTCTGGGTCTGACCAACACCTCCGGTATCGGTTCCGAGGCCCTGACCGGTGTGGGCACCTTCACCGAGATGATCGCGATGGAGACCGACGTGGCAGCGGCCAACGCTGACGCCGGCGCCATGCGCTACATCGTCAACGCCACCACTCGCGGTGGGCTGAAGGGCACCAAGAAGGACGCTGGCAGCGGCGAATTCGTCTTCGCTGATGGTGAGATCAACGGCTATCCCGTGATCGTCTCCAACCAGCTGGCTGACAACGATGCTCTGTTTGGCGACTTCTCCCAGTTCGTCATGGGCATGTGGTCCGGCCTGGATCTGACCGTGGATCCTTACGCTGGCGCCACCGCTGGCACCGTGCGCGTGATTGCGCTTCAGGATGTTGACTTCGCCGTCAAGCAGCCTGGCGCATTCTGCTTCGCCACCTGATTCTCATGAGAGTCGAGATCACACGCAATGTGATGATCAACGGGGAGTCTGTGAAAGCAGGCTCCTTTGTTGAAGTCGAGCTGGGCATTGCGAACCTGCTGATTGGCAGCGACAAGGCGAAGCTCTCTCCTGAGCCGGAGCCAAAGCCGGAGCCGAAGCTGGAGATCCAGCAGAAGCCTGTCAAGTCAGAACCCAAGCCTGCTGCTCGACGCGGGCGTCCAAAAACAACTTCTGGTGACGACTGATGGCCATTCTTTCTGTGGGGCTCGAGAAGCTCTCCCACTTTGCGCTTGCACCCACTGCTGAGCGCACTGCCGATCTTGACGGCACTCCTGTCGATCTGGCCACCTACGAAGGTGACGTTGTCGTGATCCTCGATGTCGAGGCTGGCGGCACTTCCACCCTGGACGTGAAGATCCAGTCTTCTGACACCTCCGGTGGCACCTATGAGGATTTGGCCGGGGCTGCTTTCACTCAGGTGAGCGCCACTGCTGACAAGCAGGTGCTGGTGTTTGCCAAGAGTGACGCAAAGCAGTTCATCAAGGCTGTGTCCACCACTTCGACTTCAACGCACACCTATAGCATCAATGCTTTCGGTGCGCTGAAGTACGGCTGATAACGACATGCGCCCGGTCATCCGGGCGCTTTTTTCATGGCATTCGCTGAAGACCTGAGTGTATTTTTGAGCAGTGCTGAGTTTGCGCTGCCGGTGGTTGCTGGCACCGAGACCGGCCTGGGGATTTTGGACATGCCGAGCGAGATGATCGCGGACGGCATCGTTCTGACGACGGATTACAAATTGACGTGCGAGGCGTCGAAGTTTGGAAGCTTATTGCATAGCGATAAGCTAACCGTAGACGGTATCGCTTACACAGTCAGAAGCACTGCGTTGATCGACGATGGTGCATTCTGCGAAATCATGCTGATGAAAGACTCATGATCGCTGAAATTGGCTACTTCGCGGAGAATTCCAAGAACATTCATTTTTGGGATCCGCTTACCGCTGATGGTTCGACTCCTGCGGTGAAGATTGCTGGGATCAATTTCACGTTCTGCGACAAAATCGTAGGCGCAAGCATTACGGTCGTGCATCAGGGGTCTTTCGATCAAACTGATTGGTTCGATCTGGAGACTCATTCGCACACGGGCAGCAACATCGATCGGCACACATATTCAAACACTCCAGTCCTTTACGTTAGAAGTGTCGTCTCCGGGATTGGGGGCGGAGAATCGTACACCGGCTCTGTGATGTCTGACTGATGGCAACCAAGCGCGAACAGATCCTGGCCCAGATCGCCTCAGCGTTGGCGAGCACGACTGGTGTCAGCGGGAGGGTCTACAGGTCACGGGTGACGGCCGCTGCTCGAGCAGAAAGCCCGATGATCGTGATCGAGCCGGTCAACGACACCTCGCAGCAGGTCACGTCACTGCCGAAGCTTGATTGGACGATGCGTGTCCGGGTTGTGGTGATCGTTCGCTCTGTTGATGCTTACACGGATGCGGATCCGGTAATTGAGTCGATGCACTCAAAGATTATGGCGGATCTTACGCTTGGGGGTTACGCAATTGATGTACGTCCAGTGCTGACCACATTTGAATTCTTGGATGCAGATCAGCCTGCTGGGGTGTTTTCTAACGAATACGATGTTCAATATCGCACTACGGTCTCAGATTTGACTACTGACTAAGATTGAGCAAACGCAGGTTCTACCATGTCTGATGAGTACAGCGGTCAAGGTGGGTCGTATCTTCTCGATCCAGAAACCGGAAAACGCACTCTGATCAAGCGCACACTTCCCGCCGAACCCCAGCAAAACGATGGCACTTCTTCTTCGGAAACGACTGATTCTGATCGAGTCGGAAGTAACTTACGGGACCGACGCAGTTCCAGACGGAGCCGACGCGGTTCTGGTGAGGGATTTGAACATCACCCCCCAGCAGAGTGATGTCGTCAGCCGCGATCTGATTCGCCCTTACCTTGGAGCTTCTGAGCAGCTCCTGGCCAACACTCGAGTTGAATGCACCTTCAGCGTTGAGCTTGCCGGTTCCGGCACTGCAGGAACTGCTCCTCGTTATGGCAAGGCGCTTCAGGCCTGTGGCCTGAGCGAGACGATCGTTGCTTCTACGAGCGTCACCTACGCTCCCGTGAGCGCAAGCTTTGATTCTGTCACCATCCACTACAACGTGGACGGTGTGCGCCACCGGGTGACCGGCGCTCGCGGCACCTTCGTGCTGAATGCAGCAGTGGGTGAGATCCCGACGATTGACTTCACCTTCACTGGCATCTACGTTGCCCCAGACGACTCAGCGCTGCCAACTGCAACCTATGCAGATCAGGCAACTCCGCTGATCTTCAAGAACGGCAACACCGACACGTTCTCGCTGCTCTCCTATTCCGGCTGCCTGCAGTCCGTGAGCATGGATCTCGGCAACTCGATCGTCTATCGCGAGCTGATCGGCTGCGACAAAGAGGTTCTGATCACCGATCGCAGCTCCAACGGCACCGTGGTCGTTGAAGCCCCAACCATCGCCGAGAAGGATTACTTCACCTCGGCGTTGTCTGACGGCACTCTGGGCGACTTGACCTTCCAGCACGGAACCGCTGCAGGGAACATCGTCGACTTTGCCTCGAGTCGAGTCGACATCGGCGATGTGTCTTACAGCGACCAAGACGGCATCGCGATGCTGAACATGCCCTACACGGCAATTCCTTCCACCGCTGGAAACGACGAGTTCACTTTGGTCTACACTTGACTCGAGGCGAGTGGGGAGTTAAGGGTCGCATTGCGGCCCTTTTTTTATTGCTGTATAGTTTGCTGGAGTCTATTTTGCTTCATGGCTTTTATTCGCAAAAAGGTCAAGACCTTTAAGTGGCCTGTAATTGTTGAAGAGCCTGCTGACGGCGGTGTATTTGAAGATTCAAAGTTTGATGCTGTCTTCAAGCGCGTGCCTCGGTCTGAGTTTCAAAAGCTTGCCGACAAAGGAGACTTTGAGCTTCTGAAGGCTGTGCTGACCGGCTGGGAGGGCATCGAGGATGAGGATGGCAAAGCGGTGCCTTTCTCTCAGGCGACGATGAAGGAGTTTTCCGACGATCCCTATTGGATTCGTGGTGTGCTCAAGGCTTACACCGAGACGTTTGAAGGTGCCCGCCTGGGAAACTGAAGTCTGCCGTCCAGTATTGGGCGAAAGGCGGCAAGAAGATCGAGGACAAGAGCAATGATGACGCTGCAGCATTCGGGCTGAAGCCGCAGCGTCAGGCTCGCTCGGAAGAGGAGCATTGTGAAGTCTGGGATGAAAACTGGGATTCATTGATGATGTTCCTGCGCATGCAGACGCAGTGGAACATCACGATGGGGGGCTATGTCGGGCTGAAGTACGAGGTGCTGCTCGGTGCCGGGGGCCTGATGTCCCTTTATGATGTAGAAAATCCACGCGGCTTACTGGAAGACATCCAGGCGATGGAAGCCGTAGCACTCACTGAGCTGAACAAGAAAGATGGCTAAAACCGTTCAGCCTATTGCTATTGAGCTTGGGATCAAGGGCGGAGAAAAGCTTGCAGCGCTAAACAAGTCTTTTCGCGATCTTTCCAAGCAGGTAAAGCTCTCAGACAAAGACATCAACAACGCTGTAGCCGGCGTTGCGAAGTTTGCGAAAGAAGCAGGGAATAGTGAAGCGACGATTAGAGCGCAGATCAAGGCACTTGAGGGGCTTCAGCGGCAGGCAGCTTTAGGCGGCAAGGTCTACACGGAGCTGCAGGCGGACATCTCAGGCCTCAAGGCAGAGCTTCGTGGCTCAAGCGACGCTCTTGAGGAGCAGAGGAGTGCGCTGCTTGAAACAGGAAAAGCCGCCAAAGGCTCCTCCGCTGACATTCAGTCTGTAATCTCCCAGCTCGAAAGGCTTCAGAAAAATGCCAGGCCGGGATCTTCGGCGTTTGCCGCTCTTGGCAAAGACATTGCTGCTCTAAAAAAAGAGCTGGCTGCCACAAATGTAGAGGTAAAGAAATTCAACGTAGGCTTTGAGATTACTCAAAGGCCCGCTTCAAATATCGCCAAGATTCAAAATCAAATTGGGAGGCTGTCCGAAGGGCTGAAAACTTTAAATTTTGTGAGCGAAGACTTCCTGAAGGTTCAGGAAAGAATTGCGCTGCTGGGTGAAGTGAGCGGAAGGGCAACTGCGCGTCAGCAGGTAAGGGCGAGAACCAGGCTTTTTGAGAGTGCAGCGTTTACGAATTTTGCTGAAGGCCCTGCAGGCAAGCTTGAACTGCCAAAAACTATTGCGGCTTTGAATCTTGAAATTTCTGAGCTTCAAGATCGCCTGAACAATACGACTCCGGGAGAAAATTTCGCAAATATCACAGTCGAGATCGCAAATAAACAAAGGGAGTTACAGCGAATTCTCACCGGCACCGCTGATGCTTATGACAAGGTTGCTGCTGCTCAAGACGCATCAACTCGACGGGCAGAGAAGGTTGCAGGCATACAGCAGTATCAGGTTGAGACTGGTCGGACAGCTCCTGGAGTTGGTGGTTACCGTGATCCAGGGACCGGTGCAATTATCGCTCGCGGTCGTGGGAGCATCGCCGATAGGCGTGCATTCAGATTGGCGCGGGCACGGCTCGCAAATGCTATTGCCCAGGGCGCGATTGAGCAGGCGAGAACGCTTGCTTTGCCTGCGGCTGGAGAGACAACTGCTGCGGGAACCGGCGCGGCGATAAGCGGCGGCGCGAGGAGGATAGGGATAGGTCGGGACGTTGTAAGAGGCGCTCCAACGGTCGACGTGACCGCTCCAGCTCTGGGACTGGGAGAGC